GGTAGGACTCGTACCCGTCCAGGATCCGCTCGACGTCGTACATGACCATGTCCATGTCCGCGAGCTCGATCCGCGCGGCGGCGTCCGTGTCGGGCAGGTCGAGCGCGAGCTGCTGCGCGGTGGGCCTCGAGATGAAGCCTGACGCGATCCATTCGGAGACCATGGCCATCTTGCCCGCGGGCGTGCTCGGCAGGAGCGACGTGGGCCAGCAGGTAAGCCGGTACTTGTTCTCAGCCATGTGCACGGCCGACCACTTGACCTGCTTCACCAAGGTGGCGCGACCGCGCTGCGTGCGCGCCATGACGGTGTACTCGCTGTCAGCCTCGGAGGCGCGCTCGTTCAGCTCCTCGAGCAGCTTCACGACGCCCATGTAGGCCTGCTCGAACGCGCGCCCCGGGATCTGCTGGCGCTGGGTCGTCTGGTCCTGGTGCTCGCGCAGCGCTGCGCCCGAGTCGAGGCCGGCAGGCTTCTTGGCCTCCGCGGCCATCTGGCTGATGCCCAGCTCGCTCATGAACTGTTCGCGCGCCTGGTTCACGACCTCGTCCAGCTGGAGCGGCTTCGGGTCGAAGGCTTGGATCATGGGCGGGATGGGGCCCTTGTACCGGACGATGCTCAGGGGCGCCGTGCTGAGCTTCTCGACGCGCACCTCGGCGTCGCCGTGCACCAGGCACCAGGCGGTCGCGCCGCGGTCGAGCAGCTCGTCTCCGCGCTTGAGGGAGTACAGAATGCGCGCCTGCGGGTCGCGACCGGCCTCGGCGATGCCGCTGCCGTAATAGCCCATCTGACGCTCCTGCCAGACGTAGCGGACAAACGGCAGACACCATTTCCAGCCGCCCTCGCCCGTGTCGTACAGGTCGCCGCTCGACAGGCTGATGACCAGCCGCCCGTCCTTGCCGTCCTTGCGCGAGGGCCGGCGGAACGCGAACACGACCATGACGTCGTCGCACGTCGAGTCCTGCGTGAGCCACATGTCGAGCTTGTCGTTCGACTGTGGGCCGTCCGCGTCGTCGATGACCTTGTCGAGCTTCGGGTCGTCTTTCAGGTTCCACATCTCGCGCACGACGTCGCGGGCGATCGGGATGCGGTAGTAGATGCACAGCGGGTCACCACGCAGCCCGTCCCGCGGGTCAACCCAGACAGTGCCCGGCAGGCAGCGCTCGAGGCACGGCTCACCCGTGTCGGGGTCCAAGTACCCGTAGACGAATCCCGTCCCCACCACGGCGGCGTCCACGAACACGCGGGGCATGATCTCGTAGGCCTTCAGGTCGTGCAGCTGCCCCTCGAGCACGCGCGTCCGCAGCCGCGCCTGGCGCTGCAGGTTGAAGTCGCCCTCCGAGGTCAGATACATCGGCTTCGGGCGCTGCGTGGCGATCTGCGAGGCCGCGGTGTTCACGACCTGGGCGATCAGGTTGAAGCGCACACGGTCGCGCGTGGAGACGGTCGAGCCGTTGCCCGCCACGTTCATGTTCGAATACAGCTCCATGTGGTGCCGGTCGAACTTGAGCCGCGTCTCGCTGAGCTCGCGGATGCGCTTGAGGGTCGCCCAGACGTCCTCGTACGCCTTGCCCTCCTTCGCCTTCCACCAGCGGTCGGCGAGGCGCGTGCGCGTCCGGTTCGAGCGGCGCTCAGTCATAGTCGCCGAACTCCGCGCGTCGGGCCTTGAAGTCGCGCAGCGCCGCGAGCTCGTCACGCTCGTCCTGGTTCAGCGGCAGCGACCTGGTCTGCTCGCGCTCGAGTTCGGCTGCAGTCTGTTGCGGGACGGCGAACTCGACCGCGTACGGGCCCCAAGACGCCTTGACGGCGCCTCTAGCGCGTAGCTCATCTACGAGCGCGACCCACTCAGCAGGTGCAGCCGACGATGTACTCGCAGCCATACGCCACCGCGGCGCCAGTCAAGGCGCTGAGCGGGTGGAGTGGGGCAGCAGGGAACATCGCCACACAGGATTACAGCCAGGCTGGCCGGGTGTCAACTGCGCCGGCAGGCCCGGTCAGGTGGCGCGGCGCGTCACAGCTCGGCGATAGCCTGCGGCGTGAACGTGCCGTCCTCGGCGTAACACCCGTAGACCGCCTGCCCGGGCGTGTCCTTGTCGGGCGCGCGCTCGAGCACCTTCGCCACCGACCCGCTCCCGATCTGGAGGGTGTCGCCGTTCACGGTGTAGACCAGATTCACGGTGTTGGGCTCTGCGTCGCACGTGCCGTGGGTCTGATGGATCGTGACCTCCCCATCTGTGGACGTATAGGTGCCGGCGTAGGCCTCCACGCCGATGCTGCCGTCCGTAAGCTCGCACGCCGTCGCCTCCGCGTACGTACCGTCAGGCTCGAAGCTCACCACGTAGGCGCAGCCCCCGGGCTCGTCCGGAGGCACAAGCCAAGCGCCCACCAGGCCCGGCGGGTCCTCGCCCCCGTCATCGCCGCAGCCCACCGCCCATAGCGCCAAGAGCGCCACCAAAGTCGCTGATCTCATGAATCCCCCCGGCCGGCGATCTTGCCACAGGCCTGCCGGCTTCGGGTAGGGGACACCTAGCAGGAGCTGTCTCCCCTTCCTTGACTCAGCGGTTCCACCAGTCGCGCGCCTCCTCGGCCCGCAGCGCCGCGCGCTCGCGCTCGACGTAGGCGGGGTCGTCCGGGGTCTGCCGCGTCGTGTTCGCCTTCGGCTCGGGCGCCTCGTTCAGGTAGGCCATGTGGGCCTTTTCGCCGTACAAGAGTGTGTCGCAGCAGTGGTTCTGCATGCCCTTCTTCTCCTCGAGGCGGTACTCGTCCCTCCAGGGCAGCGAGACGGCCTCCTCGGACAGCGGCGCACACGCAGGCTGGCAAAGGATGATGCGCGCCGCGTAGAGCTCCGTGTTCACGAACTCGATGCCGGCGCGCTTCTCGGTCTTCTCCGCGGCCAGCATGATCGGCATGCCGTACTCCCCGGGCTTTGGACGCTCGCCCGCCTTGGTCATGCCGACGTAGCGCTGGTTCCACTCTTTCACGTAGGGCGCGCCCAGGCCGCCTGCGTCGCCCACCAGCATGTCCGGCCGGTACGTGTGGCACAGGTCCGCGGTGACCTTGGCCGCTTGGTCGGTCAGCAGCCCGACCTGCTTCATGCTGCAGAGCACGTATACGGTGTTCGAGTGCGGGGCCGAGCAGAGCACGGACCACGCACAGGCGCTCGTGGTGCCGAAGTCCACCGCGATGGTGTGCGTCCAGGTCGCGCGGTTGTAGAGCGGCGGCGCCTCGGCCAGCAGGTCGTTGCGCCCTGCCACGTACTGGTACACCTGCATGCCCGGGTCGTTCACGAACAGGCCCAGCCACTCGCGCTGATAGGTCGCGCTCTCGATGCCGCCAAGGCGCGCCGCAGCCTTCGCAAGCTCCTCCTCGGCGTCCCGCGGAAAGCACTTGTTCTGCAGCATGTCCCAGTGGTGGACGCTCCAATTGTGCTTCTCGGTGCCCTTGCAGATCTCGAACCAGTGCCCGGCGCGCGTGAGGCTCGGCGTGCCGCACAGGGTGAGCTTGCCGCCCGTGGTCGCGAGCATCGGGTGGATGACGTCGTTGCACAGGTACTTGAGCAGGGAGGCGTACGTGGCCACCTCGTCGAAGTACGCCGCGGCCACCGCGAAGCCGCGCAAGAGGTCCACCGCGCCCTCGTCGCTGATTCCCCAGAACAGGATGACCGAGCCCCACGGCGTGCGGAACGTCCCCTCGGTCTTGTTTGACACGAGCGGGATACCGGCTCGTTTCGCCGCGCGCTCGAGCTTGTGCCAGTGCAGGGCCTTCGCTTTCTTCTGCGTCTCGGCGCCGATGACGACGTACTCCTCGAAGCCCGCGTCCAGCGCGTCGAGCAGGGCCGAGCGCGGGATGAACTCGCTCTTACCCGCGCGCCGTCCTGGGTGCGCCGCCTTGAACTGCGCCGGGTCGTCGCGGAGGGCGAGCTGCCGGTCGAATAGCTCCGCGCGCAGGGACACGCGCCACTGCGCGCGACGCTCAAGCGCGGCCACGTTGTGCGGAGCGACGGCCACTCGCTACTTCTCGAGCGCCTTACGGGCGCGCGCTTCCAGCTCGGCCTGCGTCATCTGCTCGTAGTCCGCGAAATCGCCTGGGGCGCCCTGCTCGGTCTTCTTCGGGGCGTCCATGCCCAGGTGGTCCATCAGCATGCGCAGCGTTGACGTCTTGCTGTGCATCTTCACCTTGGTCTGCACCGTCTCGAGCGGGTCGCCGCCATCAGGCGACAAGCGCTGCGAGCGCGTGACCGTGATGGACTCGATGGCGCGCTTCTGCCGCTTGGTCATGCCGCCGAGCGTCCTCATGACAGGGTAGCCCTCGGCGCCGTCCTCCATGACGTCGTCAATGCTGGCGAAGCCGAGCGAGGCCAGTTCCTTGAGCACGCGATCTGCGGTCACCTCCACCCGCTTCGCTCGCCTGGCCTTGCCCTGGGCCACCAGCGCTTGAATCTCAACATCCCTCAACAGACGCTGCCCTTGCGAGTAGGCCGTCCGCTTGCTGTACCCAGCCCTCTCCGCCGCCTTCGTGGCGTTCAGGTCCTTGAGGTACTCCTTCGCGAACAGCTCTTTCTTCGGGGTGCGCATACTTCGCTCACCACCACCTGTGTTCCCACAGCCACCCGATCACCAGCAGCACGCCCAGCCCGCACACGCAGCGCGCCCACCACAGGACGACCTCGGTCTGGCTCACGACCCGTTCCCCCGGAAGACCAGGGAGACGTCCGCGACGTGCACCTCGAGCCGCAGGGCGCGCCGGAGCGCCTCCTCCTGGGGCATGCGCTGCGAGGCGAACAGGGCCTGGCGGTACGCGCTCCGCAGACGTCGCTCGAGCAGCGCGCGCAGGCTCTGCTTGTTTCGGAGCGCCTCGGACTGCGAGCACGTC